ACCAAGGCTGGGCGGTATTAGATGGAGATACGGGTTGGAAGAACATAAACATACTATCTAAACTAGGCAATTCTTATTTGCATGTCCGAAGAGTTAATAATACAGTAACTTATCAATTCGGCGGACTACAATGGGGTTGGTTCGGTATTGTAAGACGTGGTAATCCGGCGTTCATCGGACATCCAGGGAACCGTGAAAAAAAATGCTTCCTTATAGGAAACGGTGGCATACCTATGGGTTATAGATCAGCTAGTTCGATGATCGGTCAGATTTTCAACGACGACGGTGTTCCATACGGAACGTGGTATGTAGGTGGTGTTACTGATGCAAATCACTTACGTTTCCAATTCTTAGACCCTGTTCCTACAGATAGAGATATTGGCGACATAAGAGTTTCTAACATATCGTACATTACTGATGACCCTTGGCCAACAAATTAAGGAGGTGACGATGTTAAATGAACAGTAATGAATTAAAGCACTATGGTATCCTTGGGATGAAATGGGGACGTCGTAAAGGCAAATCTGTCGTTTCGTCACCAGGGGGTAAACATCATGATTATTTGGAGGCTCATACTAAAGAGTCTTATAAATCTATGAGCACTAAAAAGCTCAAACAAATTAATGAGCGACTACAAGCGGAAAAGACTTACAAAGAACTTACTTCTAAACAGAAGAAGAAGGGTAGTAACTGGGTCACCAATACCCTTAAGAATGTCGGCAGTCAACAATTAGGTAAAGTACTTAACAAGTATGTTGTTCCAGCAGCATTCTCATTTGTAGCTTCCGCAGCAGCTGCTTACGCAACTAGTGGTCGTGCCGGCGGTAACGGATATTCTAGAACTGTTAAAGCTTATACTCAAAAGTTATTAAACTAATTTTAAAAAGGTGGTAACAATACATGGTATTATCAAACACTGCTGTTCCAAAGTATTACGGGCAGTTTAGAGAGGCGGTTATGCGTGGCGATATCGCCGTTAACGAATTTATTTCGTTAGAGATGAACCGTATCGATGCTAATATAGCGAACCCCGGTATTTATTACGATGACGAAGCAGTTGAGGGTTTTATTAAGTATTGCGAAAACGAGTCGACCTTAACCGACGGTCGTGATTTGACCCTACTGGATTCGTTCAAACTTTGGGCTGAACAACTTTACGGTTGGTATTATTTCGAAGAGCGAAGTGTATATGAACCAAATCCTGATGGTCATGGTGGTAAGTATGTCACCAAATCTTTCAAGAGAAGATTAATCAACCGTCAGTTTATTATTCTAGCTCGTGGTGGGGCAAAATCAATGTATGCCTCATTTGTTCAGAGCTATCACTTAAACGTCGACACATCTACCACATTACAAGTAGCGACAGCTCCTACAATGCGTCAAGCTGAGGAGGTACTATCTCCTATTCGTACAGCTATCACTAGAGCAAAAGGACCTCTGTTCAAATTCTTGACGGAAGGTTCATTACAGAATACCACTGGGTCCAGAGCTAACCGTGTTAAGTTAGCATCAACTAAAAAAGGGATAGAGAACTTCTTAACTGGCTCAATGGTTGAAATTCGTCCAATGACTGTAGATAAACTACAAGGTCTTCGTAACAAGATTACGACAATCGACGAATGGCTCTCTGGCGATATTCGCGAAGACGTGTTCGGAGCTATTGAGCAAGGTGCGTCTAAGATTCCTGACTACGTAATCGTAGCTATTAGTTCAGAAGGTACTGTACGTAACGGTATCGGGGACTCAATCAAAATGGAATTACTAGACATCTTGCGTGGTGACTATGTTCAACCGCACACATCTATCTGGTATTACAGACTAGATGATATCAACGAGGTGGCTCACCCTGAGATGTGGGTGAAAGCTAACCCGAATATTGGTAAGACAGTATCTTACGAAACCTACCACTTAGAAGTGGAGCGTATGGAGAAAGTTCCATCAAGTCGTAACGATATTCTTGCTAAACGTTTTGGTATCCCAATGGAAGGATACACATATTACTTCACTTATGAAGAAACTATTCCACATAGACCTAGAGACTACTGGCAAATGCCGTGCTCTATGGGAGTCGACTTATCTCAAGGGGATGACTTCTGTTCATTCACTTTCTTATTCCCACTAAGTAACGGTGGATTTGGGGTTAAGACTCGAAACTATATTTCTGAGTCAACTCTCATGAAACTCCCGTCAGCTATGCGAGAGAAGTATAATGAGTTCCTAAACGAAGGAACACTTATTGTTATGGACGGAACCATCTTAGATTTAGATGCTGTCTATGACGACTTAGATGCTCATATTATTGAGCGAGATTACGACGTCCGTTCAGTCGGTTATGACCCATATGGAGCCAGAGAGTTCATTAAACGTTGGGTTAGTGAGAACGGTCAGTTTGGCGTAGAGAAAGTTATTCAAGGGGCTAAAACAGAAAGTATCCCTCTTGGTGAACTTAAGAAACTAGCCGAAGACCGACTACTATATTTCGACGAACAAATGATGTCTTTCAACATGGGTAACTGCGTTATCCTACAAGACACAAACGGTAACAAGAAGCTATTCAAGAAGAGAAGAGACCAAAAGATTGACTCGGTAGCCTCAGCAATGGATGCTCTTGTTGCTTACAAACTAAACAAAGACGCATTCGAATAGGAGGTATATTATGTATATTATGTATAGAGATTACGATGAAGAACGTGATGATGAACTCTACCACTACGGTAAAACCGGCATGAAGTGGGGGCATCATATTTACGCCATGGCTAAAGCTACTGCTAAGAAAGCCGCTAGAAGCGCTAGTAAGAATTTAAAATCTGGCGCTAAATATTTAGGTGATCGCCCAGAATTCGCGTATGGTGTGGCATTACCAGCTGCTGCATTTGCTGGACGAGCTACATATCAAGCTATCAAAAAACATAATCGTAACAAACGTCAAGACAAACAAGAAAAAATGAAACGTACTCGTATTTACGACCGCTCTTCTGGTAACTACTGGCATCTTAAGAAAGAGCTTACTAACAAACAATGGTTAGAAGTTAACAAACGTAAGAAAGCTGGAGAGAAGACTGGGGATATCCTTAAAGATATGAAAGTTCTTAAGAAGTAGGTGTTTCCATGAACGATGAACTGAAACATTTCGGCGTTCTTGGAATGAAATGGGGAAAGCATAAAGCTAAACCTGTAGGAACGTCACTTAAATCTTCTAAAATTAATGGTAGGACTTACTACCACGATTCTGATGGTGTAGCGGTCTCAACCAGAAGGAAACTTAGTAATAGAAACAAAAGATTCATCGACAGACAACACGAAAAAGGTGTCAGTACTACCAGAGCAATTTCTAAGCTAGGACTAGTCGACGATATTAAATACACTAAACGCTTAAAAAATATGGACGAAGTTCATGATCGCTCCAAGTATAACATTCGAAGAAGTGAGCTCAATAGGGATGTTAACCGAACCGGTATAGCTTATGCCGCCATCGGAGCTTTAGCAGCCAGAAGCCTCCTTAATCGAAATAAATTAGCAGGAGTTAATAACCGAGAGGTAATGGTTACCGTGGGTGTTGCAGCAGTAGCTAGCTTATACGCTAGCGGTATATCTTCAGCAATAGCTGGTCATAATATTAGAAAGAAAACTCGTAAATTAGACGAGTCTTACAATCAGATTGTTGGTGATATTCGATGAGTAATAATTGTGAAAAAGAGTTATATCACTACGGAGTACCCGGGATGAAATGGGGAGTTCGAAAATTTATTGAACGTCAAGAAAAAGGTAAGACTCACAGAGACCGCCTACAAAACAAATACCTAGAAAAAGGATATTCTAAAGAGGAAGCTTCTAAGAGAGCAGCCAATCGAATCCGAGCAGAGAAAGCTCTAGCGATTGCTGGAGGTGTAGCCCTTACAGCCGCGGCTGCATATTACGCCCATCATAAGTATACTACAGATGAAGTCATTTCAAAGAATGTTGACTTCCAAAAAATCATGCTACTTCCTAAAGATGCTAAGCCATCTGGTAACATGAAATACTTAGCTTTTAAACGTGGCGACAAGAAGCGGTACGAAGGAACATATTCTCAAGCCTTATTGGCTAATAAAATGTTAACGTTCTCGGATGATAAAGTCGCTAAAGTAACTACTAAATTTGAAAGAGATATCAAGATAGCATCTCCTAAGAGAGCCAGAGATACCTTTAAGAAGTTATATAACAATGACTCAGAATTTAGGAAGATGGTCACTGACGTATCTGGAATGGTCAACGAAGACCGTAATAGCGGAACCCGAAAACAAGCTAAAGCTTTTAAGGCTCTAGAAAAAATAGTCAAAGGTAAGAGTAAAAACTTCCATGGTAAAGCTTACGATGGGTTTAATACTGCACTAGTAGGACAAGGTGATAAGTTCGATAAGATTCGTGATAAATATTATTCAGAACTTAAGAAACAAGGTATCGATGCTATTGTCGACCGTAACGACAAAGCCTTAAGTGGATATAACACTAAGCGACCTATAATAATGCTAGGTGAAGTAGCTGCTAAACACACGGTTAAGGAGATGTCAACCCCAGAGATTATCGCTAAGGGTGTTCGAGAAGAACTTAAAGCTAAGGGTAAAAAGATTGTCAAATATCTCGCTACACCAGCTGTCGCATACCAATTAACTAAACAGGCCACTGAAGAATACGATTATCAAATGAAAAATCGTAAGAAAAATAAACGTAAAAAATAGGAGGTGTAGAATGTCTAATCAAGAACTAAAACACTACGGGGTCCTCGGTATGAAATGGGGTATTTCCCGAAGTAAAGAGGTTAGAGGCGTCAAGAAAGCTTATAAAAACCAGAAACGAGACATTCGCTATAACCGTGCTCATGAGTACGACAAATACGAGACTAAAAATAAGCAAGTTGATTCTCAATATAAGAAAGACCTAGCTGCAGCTAAAGAGAAAGCTGCTGACAGATTATTTAGAGACGGAGATTCGGCTCGTAACCATAGAATTGCTAACATGAATCTTGGTAAAGCATTATTACAATCTTTCTTAATGGGTTCTTATGGAGCTAAGAAGTATAATACTTATAGATCTAAAGATCAAGGACGACTTAAATCAGGAGTTAAAGGATGGTTATGGGGAGGAGCTAACGCTATTGGTTACCAAATCCCAACCAGTGTATCTAACGGTAGATTCGCTGCTAACTACACTAAAGATGCGGTTAACAGCAACTCTCAATTACGTAAAATTAAAGACAACGTAAAGAATAGTCCACAGGTTCGTAAAGATCAAGATAAAGTCAACGAATACAAGTCTAAACTTAAAAAGAAAGTATCCAGATAGGAGATTAAATCAAAATGGAAGAATCATTCGGAAGTAGATTAAAGCATGCGTGGAATACGCTGCTGAACAAAGACCCGACGATGGAATACCGAAACGATTTAGGTATCTCATATTCGTACCGTCCAGACAGACCACGATTAACTCGCGGTAATGAGCGTTCTATAGTTACAGCTATCTACAACAGAATTGCTCTGGATGTGGCATCTATCAAGATTAAACACGTTAGATTAGACGAGAACGAACGTTATGTCGACATTATGCCGTCTAAACTAAACCAGTGTTTCTCAGTGGAAGCCAACATCGACCAAACTGGACGTGCTCTAATGCAGGACGTTATCATGTCTATGCTTGACGAAGGTGTTGTGGCAGTAGTCCCAATCGATACTGATACGGATATTTACAAACCCGGAACTTTCGACATCGAGACTATGCGAACTGCTAAAATTCTAGAGTGGTACCCAAGACATGTTAAGTGTCGTATCTATAACGACCGAACCGGTAATCACGAAGAATTGACATTACCTAAGAGTTCTATTGCTATTATTGAAAATCCACTTTATGCTGTAATGAACGAACCTAACTCAACTCTTAAACGATTGATTAGAAAACTAAGTTTATTAGACGTTGTGGATGAACAAACTAGCTCTGGTAAATTGGACATGATTATTCAATTACCTTATATTGTTAAGACAGAAGCTAGACGTAAACAAGCAGAAGAACGTCGTAAACTAATCGAAGACCAGTTAGCTGGTTCTAGATACGGTATCGCGTATACCGACGGTACTGAGCGTATTACACAACTTAACCGCTCAGTCGAAAACAACCTCATGACTCAAATCGAATACTTGACTAAGATGTTATATAGCCAACTTGGGATTACCCAATCAGTTTTAGAAGGAACAGCAGATGAGAAGACTATGTTGAACTACTATACTCGAACAATCGAGCCTATTATCTCAGCAGTAGTCGACGAATTCAAACGTAAATTCTTAACTAAGACGGCTAGAACACAGCGTCAATCGATTGAGTTCTTCAGAGATCCGTTCAGACTTGTTCCTGTTTCTGAATTATCTAACATTGCTGATAAGTTTACTCGTAACGAAGTTATGTCTTCGAACGAAGTACGACAAATCGTTGGACTTAAACCGTCTAGCGACCCAGCAGCCGATGAATTACGTAACAAGAACTTAAATCCGACCGCTGGAGCTGGAATGCCACCAGATGATCAATACTATGACGAGGAGGGAAGTCAAAATGAAGTATGACTTTAGTGGATGGGCATCGCGAAACGACTTAAAGTGTTCAGATGGCCGTACCATTAGACGTGACGCTTTCAAGGACTGTAACGGTAAAAAGGTTCCTTTAGTGTGGATGCACAAACACGACGATGTCGAGAATGTGTTAGGACACGCATATTTGGAAAACCGTCCTGAAGGTGTTTACACTTATGCTGTATTTAACCAAAGTGCAGCTGGTCAGCGTGCGAAAGAAGCAGTTCGTCATGGAGATGTTACTGCGTTATCTATCTACGCTAACAAACTAAAACAAAACGGAGGCGACGTGTTACACGGCAACATCCGTGAAGTAAGCCTAGTATTAGCTGGCGCTAATCCGGGAGCTTATATCGAAAACGTAAGTCTCGCACACGGCTCTAATGCTGATGGCGAAGCGATTCTTTATACAGGAGATGATATTGTGATTAACGAAAATGATCAAGAGTTCGAATTAATGCACGAAGATAAAGAAGATAAAACTATCCAAGATGTCTTCGACACATTAAATGAAGAACAACAAGAAGCAGTTTATGCACTTATCGGTATGGCCTTAGAACAACAAGGCGGTCAAATGAAACATGCTGATGAGGACGAAGATGGTGATTTAGAGTATATCGAAGATGAACTACCTGAAGATGCTTCACTCGATGAAATATTCGAAACTTTAACACCACAACAACAAGATGCAGTCTATGAAATCGTAGGCGAAGCAGTTCAAGGAGGAATTGAAGAAATGAAACACAACTTATTCGAAAACGAAAACAACCAAGCGGAAAACGTATTATCACACGATGATATGCAAGAAATCTTAGCAGACGGAAAACGCTACGGTAGCTTAAAAGAATCATTCTTAGAGCACGGTGTAACACACATCGACTACTTATTCCCAGAAGCTAAAACATTAAACAATGTTCCAGATTTTATCTCTCGTGATATGGGATGGGTTAAACGCGTTATGGGTGGAGTTAAACGCTCACCATTCTCTCGTGTTAAATCTTTATTCGCGAACATTACTGAAGACGAAGCTCGTGCTCGCGGTTATATTAAAGGTAAACTTAAAAAAGAAGAAGTATTCACACTATTGAAACGTTCTACTTCACCAACAACAATCTATAAAAAGCAAAAAATTGATCGTGACGACATGATTGATATCACAGACTTCGACGTAGTAGCATGGATTAAAGGCGAAATGCGTTTAATGTTAGACGAGGAAATCGCTCGTGCTATCTTAGTTGGAGACGGACGCGAGTCTTCAAGCGACGACAAAATCAATGAACAAAATATTCGTCCAATCTGGAAAGATGAAGACTTATATACTGTTAAATCATTAGTTTCTGTCACTGATCCTAAAGACGGAGCTAAAGTGGCTAAAGAATTTATCCGTGCTGCTATCAAATCTCGTAAAGACTACAAAGGTTCTGGTAACCCAGCGTTATACACAACTGAAGATGTGTTAACAGAAATGTTATTATTAGAAGACACTACTGGACGTACTATCTACGATTCAGAAGAAAAATTACGTACAACTTTACGTGTGTCTGAAATCATCACAGTTCCAGTTATGGAGAACCAAAAACGCCAAGACGGAGCTAAGAAGAAACAATTATTGGGTATCATCACTAACATCGGTGACTACAACGTAGGTGCTGACAAAGGTGGAGCTGTAAACTTATTCGATGACTTCGATATCGACTACAATGCTCAAAAATACCTAATCGAAACTCGTTGCTCTGGTGCGTTAGTTAAACCGTATTCAGCTATCGCTTTAGAAATTGAAGTGAATGAATAATTATGAGTAAATTTCACGGTATTCTAGGCTTCAGCAAAACTCAGGAAGTCGAACCAGGTGTTTATGAAGACGTTATTACCGAGAAAACTTACAGCGGATATTTGATTAAGAACTACCGACAACACGATAATTCAAGCACTGTTATCGATAATGTTAATATCAGTAACGAAATTAGCGTCACGATGGATCCTAACTTATTTGAAAACATGTTTGCGTTAACTTACGTCAAGTTCTTATTACCAGCTCTCGGCGGATATTGGAAAGTCAAGTCCGTCGATCTGCAATATCCTAACGTTCATATTTCAGTAGGTGGTGTCTATAATGGTCCTAAACCGACGAACTGAGCTACAGGCTATATTGGAGAAGACTCTAGGTAGCCGCAATGTATATTACCAACCGACCGCTACGGTCAACATGGATTATCCAGCTATTAAGTACACTAGAGAACATATTTCTACTAGAGCTGCTACAAATAGTCCGGATTATCTAAACGACAACAAATATCAATTAACCGTGATTAGTAGAAAACCAGATAATCCAGTAATTGACAAGTTATTGACACTACCATATTGTAGTTATGACCGTCATTACGTTTCTGAGAACCTACATCACGATATTCTTACTATATATTTCTAAGGGGGAAATAGCACAATGACTAAATTAGTATGGGATGAAATCGGTAAACGATTATACGAATTGGGTGTAAAACGCCCTGTACTATACAAACCAAACACAGAAGGTAAATATGTGGATGGTGTAGCATGGAACGGTTTCACATCAGTGAACCAAAATCCATCAGGAGCTGAGTCAACTCCATTATTTGCAAACGACTCTAAATATTTAAGCTTAACTTCAAGTGAAGAATTCGGTGCAACAATCGAAGCTTACACATATCCTAAAGAATTCGCTGAATGCGATGGTTCTGCTGAACTTATCAAAGGTGTTCGTGTAGGTCAACAATCGCGTAAACCATTCGGACTTTCTTATGTTACTACTTTAGGTAATGACTTATTGAAAGAAGAATACGGATACGTTATTCACTTAGTATACGGATGTATGGCTGCTCCATCATCACGCCAATACGAAACTATCAACAAAGACCCAGAAGCTATGAAACTTTCATGGGAATTAACAACAACTCCAGTAGCTGTGGAAGGTAAACGTCCAACTGCTCACTTGGAAATTGTATCAACAGATCTTGAGAAAGAAAAACTTAAAAAGTTAGAAGACATCTTGTACGGAACTGAGTCAGAAGCGGCTCGCATGCCTTTACCAGATGAAATCAAATCAATCTTAGCTGCTGGCTAATATTTTTGGGGCCCTTAATTGGGCTCCTTTTCTTTTTAAAAATGAGAGGAGAACTTAAAATGCTAAAGAAAACTATTACTTATCAAAATTTTGCAGGAGAAACAGTCACTGAAGACTTCTACTTCAACCTAACTAAAGCTGAATTGCTACAATTAGAGATGGCTATGCCAAATGGTCTAGCATCTCATATCGACAAATTAGTAGCTGAACAACGTGGTGAAGAATTATTAGATATGTTCGACCGTATCATCACTAAAGCTTATGGAGTTAAGAGTTTCGACGGTAAACAATTCATTAAATCGCAAGAAGCACTTAACACTTTCAGATTTAGCGGCGCTTATGACCAATTGTTCATGGAAATCGCTCTAGACGCTAAAGCGGCTGACGAATTTACTCGTGGTATTCTACCTAAAGACTTAGGTGTGGAACCAGCTCCTAAAGTACAAGATTTCAAGCATCACAAGAAACATAACAAATCTAGATAGGGGATTAACCAATGCTTCAGATAACCATACCTAAACAGGAGATATGGGACGATGAGAAGCAAGAGTTCACGTACTTGAATGAGTGCACTATACGACTAGAACACTCCCTTGTCGCAATTTCAAAATGGGAGTCGAGATGGTGTAAACCGTTTCTCAATAACTCTAGGCAGTTGACTAACGAGGAGGTTCTAGATTACATACACTGTATGATGTTGAACAAGAATGTGAACCCTTTGGTATATTACATTCTCGCGTCCGAGTATCATGACGAAATCATCAACTATATCGACCATCCGAGTACTGCTACTACATTCTATGAGTACGATGACGGTAAGAAGAAGAGTGATGGAGAAGTTATTACTTCAGAACTTATATATTACTGGATGACGTCATACAACATACCTTTTGAGGCTGAAAAGTGGCATATTCATAGATTAATAGCACTCATAAAAATATGTAACATCAAGAATAGTCCTCCGAAACAAAGAACCAAAGAGGAAATTCTAGCAATGCAAATCCGAATTAACGAAGAGAACAAGAAGAAATTTAACACATCAGGATAGGAGTTGAAGCTAATGATTCGAATTAAACATAAAGGCGACTATTCTAAAGTAACTCGATATTTCGAGAAACTCAGTAAACGAGCCACTATCGTAGCCTTAGAGAAGTATGGTCAAATGGCAGTCGACGCATTAGCTCAAGCTACCCCTGTAAGAAGCGGACTAACCGCATCGTCTTGGCACTTCGAGATTAATAAGACTGGTAAGGGATATTCTATAGACCTATTCAACAGTCATGTTAACAAAGGAGTCCCTATCGCTATTATTTTACAGTATGGACATGGCACTGGCACAGGTGGATGGGTGGAAGGCAGAGATTATATTAATCCTGCTATACAACCCGTATTCGACAAGCTAGCATCAGATGCTTGGAAGGAGGTAAGCAATGGGTAAGACCGTCGATGAACGCGTAGTTTCCATGGGCTTTGAGAACCGTGACTTCGAAAGTAATGTCAAGACCAGTATGAGTACTCTGGACAGACTTAAACAAGCTCTTAAGTTTGACGGAGCATCTAAAGGTCTTGAAAATATCAGTTCAGGCATCAAAGGTATGAACTTTAATCCGCTAACTAGTGGTATTGATGTCGTACGTGATAGATTCTCAGCGTTAGAAATTGCTGGGGTAACAGCTATGGTACGTATTACCAATGCTGCTATTACAACTGGTAAAAATATGATGTCGGCTCTCACCATTGATCCTATTAAAACAGGGTTCTCAGAATACGAAACCCAAATGAATGCCGTGCAAACAATCTTGGCGAATACCTCATCGAAAGGTTCTAGTTTACAAGACGTAAACCGAGCGTTAGGTGAGTTAAACACATACGCCGATAAAACTATTTATAACTTCACCGAGATGACCCGTAATATTGGTACGTTTACAGCGGCCGGTGTATCACTGGATAAGTCAGTAACATCTATCAAAGGTATTGCCAACTTAGCCGCAGTATCAGGTTCAACATCTCAACAAGCTAGTACAGCGATGTATCAACTATCCCAAGCCTTAGCAGCTGGTAAAGTTCAGCTTATGGACTGGAACTCAGTAGTAAATGCCGGTATGGGTGGTGAAGTATTTCAAAATGCATTAAAACGTACCGCCACACAAATGGGTACTAACGTTGACGCATTAATTCAAAAATATGGTTCATTCAGGGAGTCCTTATCTAAAGGCGAATGGCTTACAGCTGACGTACTGACAGAAACTTTAACACAGTTATCTGGTGCGTACACCGAAGCTGATTTAATTGCTAAAGGATATACTGAAGAACAAGCCAAACAAATTACCCAACTTGCTGATACAGCCGTAAACGCAGCTACTAAAGTTAAGACGTTTACCCAATTATGGGATACACTTAAAGAAGCAGCACAATCTGGTTGGACACAAAGTTGGCAAATTATGGTCGGTGACTTCGAGGAAGCTAAAGATTTACTAACTTCTATTTCTGACTCAGTCGGAGCAGTTATCGGTAAATCAGCTGATGCTCGAAACAAATTGTTATCTGAAGGTTTAAGTACTGGATGGAAACAAATTCTCGACCAAGGTATCAACGATGCAGACGCGTTCAAAGAGTCTATCAAATCGGTAGCTAAAGAACAAGGTGTCGCGGTCGATGATATTATTACTAAATCTGGCTCATTCGAGAAGTCTCTCGGAGAAGGCTGGGTTACAGCGGATATTTTAGGCAAGTCTATCAACAAGCTTACTGATGAAGTATCCGGCTTATCTGAAGAAGAACTTAAAGCCCGCGGATACACATTGGATTCCGTTAAGGCTCTTAAGTCTTTAAACGAACACGTCAAAGACGGTTCTATTAACCTAGAAGACTTTGCTAGACGTATGTCTCGACAATCTGGTCGGGAGAATATGATTGAGGGGTTTAAGAACGCTTTCCAATCTCTTGGACAAGTAGTCACAGCCTTCAAGGAAAGTTTTAGAGAATTCTTCCCAGCGACAACTGGTGAACAACTCTATAACTTAACTGTTAAATTTAAACAGTTCACAGCAAGTCTAAAACCTAGCGAAGAAGCTATGGAGAAGATTAGAACTACATTTCGTGGGTTCTTTGCTGCATTAGACTTAGTTCGTTATGGATTAGGTCAACTATTAAAACCTTTCGCTGAATTCTTTGGCGGAGGACTGCTCCAAAATATCGGTAGTAAATTCTTAGACATTTCAGCATCTATGGGACAATTCTTTATCGACCTTAACAAGAATGTTAAATCGAATGGCGCTTTCCAATATTTACAAGAAGTTATCACTAATGTGTTAACCACTATATCCGGAGTAATCAACGAATTTATCGGTAAGATGGGCGGAGTGAAACAAGGAATTACTGCGACAGGACATGCTATTGGTGGCGTGTTCGGGTGGCTTAAGAACTTCTTATCTCCATTAGTGGAATGGTTCCGTAGCAATCTTACTGTTAAGAATATGCTCGCTGGTTTGGCCGGTGGAGGTATCATCGCCTTAATTCAAGGCTTCCGTAACACATTTAAGAGTTTCGCAGACACCCTTGACGAAATCAAGGAGAAAGTATCAGGCTTCATGGGAGGCGGTAAAGAGAAAGCTGCGTCAGGATTTAAAGAATTCATGAGTAGTATCCAAACCTCATTAAGTAACTTCTCACAAGGTGTTAAAGTGGTATCTGTATTAGCTATCGCGGCATCAGTTACTTTATTAGTAAGTGCTATTGAGAGATTATCTAAACTTAACCCAGAACAAGTTGCTGGTGGCATTCTCGCTATCTCAGTAATGATGAAGGTCCTAAACAAGGCCTTTAAAGACTTAATATCCTCTGTAAAAGACTACGGTCAACTGAATACTGTCAAAGCAGCCGTCTCACTAATGCTGATGGCTCAAGCCGTCAAAATGCTTGCTAAATCAGTAGAGACATTCGGTAATATGAACTGGGAACAATTAGCTAAAGGTCTTATTGGTGTACGAGTAGCTATATCTGGATTGACAAAAGGTCTATCTGCTATTAAAGACGTTAAGATTTCACCAGTGACCGCCGTGTCTCTATTAATCCTGGCTGAGTCTATCAAAATATTAGGCAAAGCAGCTCAAATATTTGCGAATATGAGTTGGGAGGAAATAGGTAAAGGACTAGCAGGTATGGGCGGAGCTTTAGCTGAATTCGTCGGAGCGTCTGCTATCCTGAATAAATTCTCAGGTGGTAAAGCTATTGGTGGGGCAACATCCATTCTAATCATGAGCATCAGTATGGGTATGATTGCTAAGAGTCTTAAATCTCTCGGAGACATGAGCTGGGAACAAATTCAACGTGGTCTAACCGCTATGGGTGGTGCTCTTGCTGAATTTGCAGCAGCATCAGTAGTCCTACAACAATTCTCAGGATTCGGCTCTATTTTAGGAGCTACTTCTATATTAATACTAGCGTCAACACTAGACGAGATATCTTCTAGTCTTAAGAAATTAGGCTCAATGAGTTGGAAGACTATTCAACGTGGGTTAACTGCTATGGGTGGCGCTCTAGCCGAACTAGTTGGAGCTGCTGTTATTTTACAGAGATTCTCTGGATTTGGTTCTGTAGCCGGTGCTACTTCTATCCTTATTATGTCTAAGACATTAGATGAGATTTCCGAGAACCTTAAGAAACTCGGCTCTATGAGTTGGAAGACTATTCAACGTGGGTTAACTGCTATGGGCGGTGCATTAGCTGAATTAGCTGGAGCCGCTACTATTGTAGGACGATTCGGAGGCTTTAGTTCTATTCTCGGAGCAGAGTCTATTAATATTCTAGTCCAAACACTAGATGAGATTTCCGAAAACATGAGAAAACTCGGCTCTATGGGCTGGGAACAAATCGCTAAAGGACTTACCGGTATGGGTGGAGCATTAGCTGAATTAGGCACTGCTGCATCAGCCGTGGGTAACTTTGGTGGGTTTGGTGCTATCATTGGAGCTGGAGCTATCAATATTGCCGTACAATCGCTAGACGAAATCTCTGAAGCGTTAACTAAACTATCCGGATTAGGATGGGACGACATTGGTCGTGGTTTAGTTGCTATGGGCGGAGCGTTAGCCGAATTAGGTACAGCTGCTGGTTTGACCGGTAACCTCGGAGGATTCATGTCCTTAATCGGTGGATTGTCTCTGGAGTCTGCTAGTGCTAACATCGATAAGTTGGCAGAAGCTTTCGTCAAAATGGCGGGATTATCATGGGATGAAATCGGTCGTGGCTTGAGTGCTATGTCCGGAGCCCTTGGTACTTTAGCCGTAGGTGGTTTTGCTAACACACTTTCTATCATCGGTTCGATGTCTATTTCTGCAGCAGCTGAACCTTTAGGGGTATTAGCTGACTCTGTTAAGAAATGGGCTGATGTAACGATTCCTGAGAATATGGGCTCACAATTAGTCCAATTAGCACAAGGCGTTTCAGCATTTACTTTCTCTGGATTTGGTTCTGGAGCTATTGCTGGATCTGCCGAGCCTTTAGGTGTATTAGCCGACTCTGTTAAAAAATGGGCTGATGTAACAGTCCCAGAAGGTATCGCTAAGAATTTAGGTGATTTAGCAGAAGGGGTTAACCGTTTCTCATTCTCTGGATGGGGTTCGGGAGCTATCGCTGGGGTCGCAGAACCTTTAGGAGCTATGGCTGAGTCTATCAAGAAATGGGAAGGTGTAAATATCCCTGAAGGAATGAATAAGAGTCTTGGCGATTTAGCTGAGGGTGTTAACCGATTCTTCTTCTCAGGATGGAGTGCTGGAGCTATTAGCGAAGTAGCTGAGCCATTAGGTACTTTAGCTGAATCTATAAAGAAATGGGAAGGTGTAACAATCTCAGAAGACGCCGTAACCACGTTGGATATTTTAGCTAGAGGTATTGGCAAACTTTGGTCTGGTCAATTAGGTGCTGGAGTAATCTCTGGACTAGCCGAACCATTAGGTACTTTAGCAGATTCTGTCCGTAAGTGGCAAGGTCTTATCATTGCTGAGTCTACGTTAAGCTCATTTAGCAAACTATCTGAGATTATTAATAACTTCGGTAGTACACAACTAGGTGGATTATCCGACGGTTCTATACAAACTGCAGTAGATACCATGAAGAGTCTAATAGATACCGTAAACTCTATGGGTTCTATAGACTTAGGATCTATTGATAAGATTAAAGAGGCTTTTGACAAGCTTGGTTCTATCGGTGGTGAAGGCGTCGCTGAAGGACTTCAAAATGGAACTGAAACCATTAAAACAGCATTAGACAATATGATTTCTGAAGTTCAAACATCTATGGAGTCAGGCTTAGGCAACTTCAAAGACTCTACTTCTACTTTAGGGTCAGACATTTCAACTGATATTTCAGAAGGTATAACTACCGGATTAGAAGCTATTGGACCAGCTATTGACGAAGCTATGTCTACTTTAGAGACTACATTAACTGAGAAAGCATCTACTGATTTATCGTCAGCTATCACTGAGTCAATCAAGGGTAGTCTTGGTGACTTATCTGGAAGTATTACCACAGCTATTAGTGAAGCGTTAGGGTCTATTGGAGATATTTCCGCAGACTTTGACGGAGTTGGTAACCGTATCGGCGAGTCACTTGCAGCTGGTATTTCTGTCTCAGGAGCGTCTGTATCATCAGCTATCGAAGGTATTATTTCCAACGCTAGCTCAGTAGTCGCTTCGCACGAAGGAACATTCACAGCAAATGGTACTAAGTTAGGCAGTGGGTTAGCTACTGGTATTGGAACTGCGACTTCTAAAGTCCGTTCAAGTATCACTAGTACATTATCAGCAGCAGTGTCTGCGGTAAGCTCATATTACTCTAACTTCTATAGTGCCGGTGGACGATTGGCTCAAGGTTTAGCTAACGGTATCAGTGCGAACTCTTATATGGTTGCTGCTCAAGCATCAGCTATGGCATCGCAAGCAGCCTCAGCAGCTAGAAGAGCTTTAGATATTCACTCACCTTCTCGTGTATTTTACGCGATTGGTCGATTCGTAGTATCAGGTTTCGCTAACTCATTGAATGATGGCGGAGACTATATTTACGATACAGCTATGTCTATGGCTAATGCTGCTAAAGATGGTATGAACAAAGGTCTAGATTTCATCGGATCGTTACTAGACTCTACAATGGGCAACAATCCGACAATCACACCTGTCCTAGACTTATCTAGCGTTAAACGAAGCGCAAGTGCTCTAGGAGGGTTACTCGGAACAGACCCACTGTCTGCTACTTTAACTAGAGCGGTATCAGTCGGAGATGTTTCGCCAAATCGTCAAAATGACATCGGTACTAAGGTAGCCACTGCTATCTCAGACCTTAAGAAAGTTATGGACAGCACAGGTAATACTTATGTTATCGACGGTATTACTTATGACGATGGCTCTGCTGTATCGACAGCTATGGAGTCACTTATTCGTGCTGCTAGAATTGAAAGGAGAGTATAATCATGAAGGTAGCTAACCTGCGTATCGCCGTACAATCCGGCGGTTCAAGTACTATATTTGCCGCATGGAACTTCGCTAAGAACACTGGTTCTGGCGGAGCCCCTGTGAACGGAGATATCGTACGAATTAAGAGCGGATCTACATGGTATAATGGGGTAGCTATTGACTCATGGGTATTTAACTATCGTTGGTATATTCGTGAGTTGATTGGTAAGCGCGCGGTAATCGACAAATCACCGGACAGCGGTAGCTACTCAATCATGAGTCCTATCTCCATTGGAAGTTTAACAAAAGAAGGAACTAGTACCGACAGTGCTAATGCTGAACATCTAGACCATTTCGCGGTCAGATGGGAGTATAACACTGGTGACGGTGTCTGGTTCAAAGCGTCAGAGTCTACTACTAAAGACGAAAACGCAACATATTCTTACCCGTCTAATGCTATATTAGTGCGATGTATCGTATCTCCAGTATCTAAAACATACGGAGAGGGTAAAGAAACTAAGTCTTACTGGACGGCTGAAGATACTACTGCTGAATTTGTGGTAGGTGACAGCCCTCCGGCTAAGCCTTCATCAGCTCCGAATATCTCTATTGACCAAAACTATATGTTGAAGTCTACCGTGGATAATATTTCTGACTCCCGTACGGACGCCCTACAGTTCGAACTGTATAACGGCGACAACCGTATAGACGGAGGTGTAGTGTCTGTTGTAACAGCACGCGCTACATATTATCGAGCAGTATCACCTGGTGGTAAATATAGAGTACGTTACAGAGCTGTAAACTATGTCGCAGGAACACCTGTGTATAGTGACTGGTCTCCATATTCTGGTGAGACCGAGACAGCCCCTGATGGGGTAATGGGAGTTACTGTAGAAGTTGAGTCTGAAACTACTGCTAGTCTTAAGTGGAGAGCCGAACCTACGGCTACTAGTTATGTCGTAGAGGCATCTACTGACGAGCGATATTTCGACAGTTCTTCTGAGGTTAAATCTCAAACAGTAACAGCTAACAGTGCATTTATGACTGGGCTTACTAAAGGTAAACGCTGGTTCTTCCGGGTTCGTGCAAAGAACTCTCATGGCGAGTCTCCATGGAGTAGTCTAGTCAACACTGTTATTGGTACTAAACCAGAACCGCCGACGACTTGGTCTCTAACGTCCAATGCCGCAGTGGGTGATAACCTAGTCTTATATTGGGTACACAACACTGAAGACGGTTCAAAAATGGTTGGCGCCGAAGTGGAGTTAATTATCAACGGTGTCAAATCCACTAAGATATTAACTGCTGAACAATCAAAAAGTGATAGGGAAAAAATACACACTTACAAAGTCGATAATAGAGAATATCGTACAGGCGGTAAAATTGAGTGGCGTGTTCGGACGACTGGCGTAACTAAAGAATTTAGTGACTGGTCAACCCAACGCGTGATTAATATTTACACTCCGCCTACTGTAGAAATCCGACTTGGCGAGGGTAATAAACCGAACTTATTCCGTGGGGCCGATATGTTTACTGGTGACTGGATCAATCTTACAGATTACCAAGTAATTTCTGACAGACATAAAGGTCACGCAGTAGCTAGAACTAAAGCTATGAATAAGGGTCTTACTCAAAAGATTGCCGTCAAGGCTGGTAAAACATATTTATTCAGTGTGTACGTGAAGAGTGATAAGCCTACTGAAACGGCTGTCGTTCTTAACTTTAATATCGACGATACCTCTGAGAACCAAATAACAGATATTAGCATGATGCCGATTACGGTGTATGAAGAATGGACTCTAGTTAGTTACAATATAACAGCTAGCAAAAATGGCTATGTCACACCTAGATTATCTAAGTATGATAATAATCTCGGTCCGGACGATGCGTATTTGTTCGTTAGTGGTATGGATTTCCGTGAGCAAGCTGAAGGCGGTCAAGGTGGAGACGGAACTATCCGCAACTACCCAATCCCGTTCAGTATCACAGCTAGACCATCTACACAAAAAGCAGTAACTACTCATATTAGCGTGATTGCTAAAGATAGTTACGAAGTAGTGCTAAGTACTGGTGAACGTAAGACCGTTAGTGCGGACTCAGAAGTATATTCTAAAGTTCACGTAATGACAGACAACGAGTTATATCAGGAGTTAACTCCTAAAGATATTACTCTAGTGAACGGCCAATCATATTATCTAAAAGTCTCAGTATCGATGGATAGTGGATTAGTCGCTCAATCCCAACAACTATTAAACGTACGATGGTCAGGTACCGATTATTTACCAGATGGTTTCGTGGAATACGACAGCAAAAATATGAGCGCTCGTATTAGACCTTACTGTTTCGACTTAGAAGGAAATATGCCACGTAACGTAACCTTAACGGTATTACGTATAAACGCCAATGGTAGCTTAACCTTAATCGGTTCAGGTATTGACAACGACGGTAGTGCAGCAATTGTAGACCCACACCCTACTCTAGATTATGCTAGATATCGTGTAGTCTCTACAGATATTGTGACAGGTTTGAACGAATACTCAGACTTAGCACCACTACCTATCCACGACCCAGCGATTGTTATTCAATGGGATGAACCGTGGAAACCATATTCTAAGGACGAGCAATACAGACCTGAGAGTCAAATTCACGGCTCTATGGTTAAACTTCCTTATAACGTAGACGTTAGCGAGAAGTATAATGTAGATACCGTCCTTACAGAATATATCGGTCGCAAAAACCCTGTGAGTTATTATGGTACTCAGAAGGGTGTGTCTGCTACATGGAATACTGATATTCCTAAAGAAGACAAAGACCTTATTTATCAACTAAGACGACTTGCTGAATACTCTGGCGATGTGTATGTCCGCGAACCAAACGGTAGTGGATATTACGCAAGCATCAGCTTGTCTTTTAGTATCAAACACAGAGTACTAGTGGTACCTATATCAATCGAAGTCAAGAAAGTGGAGAGTGGTGAAATATGATAGATTGGACTAAGAGCATGACGCAGACTTTCGAATTCTACAAAGTCGACGTTCACACTTGGGAAGACATCGAGCCTTTGGACACAGTTAAATCTTGTCGAATCACTCGCGACGAGACTAACGAGACCTTAGAGCACGCCACTTTCGACTGTACGACTCAGCTTGATGAACAGTACATCAGAGTATATCTCATAGCAATTCAAAATGGAGTAAAAGAGAAATTACCTCTAGGGACCTTTTTAGTGCAGACCCCATCTGTCGGATTTGACGGAAAGCAATTTTCAATCTCACTTGATGCATATTCACCCTTGCTTGAACTCAAAGACGACTATCCCACATTGGGGTACACACTCCCTAAAGAAACTAACATTACGGATATTTCCTACCGTATTTGTAGAGAACACTCTAGAGCAATTTCAGTTTATACTCCAAGCGACAAGAAGTTATTTACTGACTTCGTGGCTAACACAAAGGATAATTGGCTAACATTTATTAAAGATTTATTACCTAAAGCAGGTTATCGTATAGCTCTAGACGAGCGCGGACGCATCTTATTTAGTCCTATCACGGACGTATCGTCCTTACAGCCTGTCTGGACGTTCGATGATGGCAACAGTTCAATCCTTAATCCAAATATCCGAGACGAACGAGATTTATATGGTGTACCTAACGTATTAGAAGTTATATATTCTTCTGACGGGTCTACTATTGTATCGCGAATTGAGAATACTGACCCTGCTAGTCCAGTGTCTATTCCTAATCGTGGTCGCAGAGTCATGAAACGTGACACTAGTCCGGACATTGTTGGGCGTCCCTCTCAAGAATATCTGGACGCATACGCTGTGAAAAAATTAAGAGACTTATCTAGTCTCGAGCACAAAGTTACTTTCTCTCATGGGTTCTGTCCTGTGAGAGTGGGCGACTGTGTGATGCTGGATTACAGACGTTTCGGTCTTAACCAAGTTAAAGCTAAGATTATTTCCCAGAACATTAAATGTGGAACTGGCTGTACGATCGAGACGACTGTAGTCTATACTACTAATTTATGGAGGTGATATTAATGGCCGAGTTATCAAGACATTTGATGAAAGAGTTTGCTACTCTAACTGCTGGCGACAAAAAGCCTGAAGTGTCTAATACCGTTCGAGGTACCGTTGTCGTAGACGGTGAAAATAAATACGTAGCGATTGACGGCTCGTCTGTTAATACGCCTATATCTGAAATTATTGATGCTCGACAAGGTGACCGCGTGTTAGTCAATATTGAAAACCACGTGGCTACCGTTGTTGGGAATATTTCTAAACCGCCTTCAGCATACAAGGAGCAAGAGGCTATCACTCGCATCACTGATACAAGTAGAGAGTTATCTTCTCAAATTACTGAAGTTCGAACTAACACTGAGACTAAGGTCGAGGAGTTAAAAACAAAGGTAGACAGTATCGGTAACGTATCCGACTTATCCGCAGTAGATAGTCGTATTACGGCAGCTGAGAATAAGGCTACTGAGGCAGCTACTAAAGCAGAGGCTGCTAAAACGGAACTGGAGAAACGAAAAGAACTCCAAGCTGCACAAGCTAAAGCTCTTGAAGACCAGATGCTTATTACTAAACAAGAGTTAGAGGCTAATGCGGCACTAGCTACTGCGAAAGAATTTGATGAGAAATTCAAAGCATTTATGGAGGCTAACGATAAGGACCGCAAACAAGCTGAGCGAGACCTTATTACTATGGCTGCTCGTATGGAGCTTATTCAAGCTAACTTAGAAAATATGACAGCTGTGTGGAACGCTATTGACACTGCTATGAATTTCTCGAATGAAGGATTAGCTATTGGGGAACGTTCTGGGGACAGTTATATTTTGGTCAAACCAAATCGTATAAGCATGTTCTCAGCAGGTTCAGAGGTAATGTATATTGCCAATGGGGTTATTCACATTGATAACGGGGTGTTTACTTTGAGCTTACAAATCGGTTACTATGTGGAGTCTCAGTACGAACACAACCCTAAATATAATGTAGTCCGTTATGTTGGACCGAAATAGAATAGGAGGATTATATTATGGCTGATGTTAGAGTAGTCGGGTATACTAGTCCCGATTACGTTAAATTAGTGTTGGACGTAGTAGAAGAGTCCTATGATATTCTATCCAACACCAGTCTAATTAGATGGACTTTAAAATTAATGAACGCATCCGCATGGGCATTCAACTACGATGCTGACGCTAAGGCTGAGGTAGAGATTGATGGTGAGACAGTCCATAGTGGGTATCATGCGTTCGATACACGTAACGGGGCTGTGTTACTCGCCAGTGGGGCAAAGACTGTCACTCACGATGATAACGGCTCTAAGACTATTGTAGTATGGGCACGTATGCTGGATGTTTCGTCGCTTGGAGATATCGGATGGAAAAAAGGTGAGCTCAAACTTACAGATATTCCACGTTCAAGTAGAATTAAATCAGTCGAAGGAAACACTTTAGGCTCCACAATAACTGTTAACCTTGAGAGATATTCGAACTCATATACTCATCGAGTATGGTGGAAAGCCTTTGGTGGGGAATGGATTGATTTAGGAAACGTGAACGGAACGTCTGTAACGTTTACTCCAGATTTAAATCTCGCAAATAAAATACCTAACTCCACTTCGGGAGAACTAGCAATATCTGTCCGTACGTTCAATGGTAACAATAAGATTGGGAACGACTATGAGGGTAAATATACATTAAGTATACCTGCCAACGGAAAACCGATAATTAATGACCTAATCTTATCTGAAACAAACCCTAAACTCGCGGATGTATCTACTAATAATACTTTCGTACAGATATTAAGTGTGGCGAAGGTTAACTTCGGAGTTACACCATATCTAGGCTCGACTATCAAATCATATTACGCGGAGGTAGTGGGCTACAACAATACTATATCTACCGACGGGGCTAAGTTAAATTTCTTTAGTGCTAACGGTAAATATACAATTCGTGGACACGTTACTGACTCTCGTGGTATCCGCTCAGACACATTTGAGAAGATCATTACCGTAGTTCCATATTTCCTACCGACTGTAACTGTACAAGCGTTACGCTCAGGCAGTAGGAACGATACTATTACGGTAGTTCGTAATATCCGCATAGCTCCAGTTATAATTGACGGAGTTCGTAAAAACAGTCTATCTATACATTTCATGACTAAGAAGACTTTAGACTCTAATAACACCTGGGCTAGGAACACTGGAGGAGAGCTCACTAATGTCGGAGTCGAAAACTTAACTAACTCGTCTGTTAATTTAACGGGCAACTTCTCCCCAGAGTTCGCATGGGATATTCAAGCCGTCGTGAGAGATAGGTTCTCGGATAGTATCCAACCTGATGGTGTACGATATAATACCACAGCTCCGTCTGAGGCAGTTATATTAAACTATACACCAGAAGGCATAGGTGTGATGAAAATCCGTGAGAAAGGCGCTTTGGACGTAGGTGGGGATATTTACTCGAATGGTAAGCTCGTACCGACAGTCCAGTTAGCGAAACCGGATGGGCGCACATTAGCAATCACTGGTGACGCTAACAAGCTTATTGTGGGCGGTATGTACGCTACTAACAATGTAACTAACTTACCGCAAGGTGCTCAGCGTAACGGATATTTATGGATTATTAACCATCATAACTTAACTAATTATCTAGTACAGTATTACACACCGCACGACAAAGATGAACTATGGATTAGGCGTATGTATAATGGTACTTGGAATGCTTGGCAAAAATTTGCTGTAGACCATGGCGAGACTGAAATCGCTACTAAGTGGGTAAATATATCCCTTTGGAACGGCTGGCATGCTAACGAGGGTGAGGAAGTACAAGTATCCAAACACGGTAACCTAGTTACTATGCGTGGTATCGCTCGTGACGGTAAGTCAGTCGCATGGGGAGCTCAGATAGGATATTTACCTGCTGGGTTTAGACCTGAGCGCATAACGTATATTCAGGCTATTAACGATGCTTATGGTAACGCGTCGATAATATTCAAACCTGACGGAGTTATTGAGGTCCGTAGGAACGTAGATAATTGGCTAGGGTTCGACGGTATCGTATTTACAGTATAAAAATAGGAGGTTATTCGAATGAGTTTAGATTTAATCACAAAACGTATTAAGGATATCAAGACAGAGATTTCAGCTATTAGAGAATCATCTGGTCAATTATTCTTAGAGAAACAAAATCTCGAATTACTAGTTAGCGATATTCAAGCAGATATTTCTCGTAAAGATGAAAGTATTGCAGCTCTTCAAAACGAATCGAACGAGTTAACAATCGCTAAGAACACAATCGAAAAATATAGCAAACAGGGAGGTTGATAGTGAATGTCATTTAACCCTTCTGACATTTATGAGTTTGTCGGCTTCCTAGTAGGTTTAGCAGGCTTGTGGGCTTTCTTTGCTACTAGACTGACAAACCAAGAACAACGAATTACTCGTCTTGAGATGCTCGTGGAGAAAAACCGTGAGGAAATCGACAGACATCAAGTACGTCTTGACAGTCACGATGTGGATAATAAGATTATGTTAGCCTTAGTAGAAAAGGTAGACGGTCTTAAAGAAGACATCCAAGAACTTAAAGACGAATTTAAACGACAAAAATAGGAGGACTTAAGTCTATGAATAAAATTAACTGGAAAATCCGTTTACAAAACCCACAATTCTTTATTACATTAGTGCCAGCTTTAGCTTTATTAGTTCAAACTTTTATGGCTATCTTTAACGTATCAGTGGACTTCAGTGCAGTATCTGACCGCATGTTAGTGTTCATTAATGCGTTATTTGCAGTATTGATGATTATTGGTGTGGTTGCAGACCCAACTACTGCTGGATTTAGCGACAGCGCACGAGCATTAGGATATACTAAACCTAACGCTGACAAATAATTTAACGGGGGTCTGTCTGTACGGACGGACTCCTATATACATACGCGATATTTACAACTCCTTTAGTGGGAAAGAAACCCATACGAAAAGGAGAGATTATTATGAAAAGATTATTATTATTCATTGAAGGTAGAGATTGGACATTACCGATTGGAGTGACCATTATTGCACTCATCGTTCTAGTGAGTTTGAATTTATCAGCATCACTAACTTTCGATCCGGCTATGAGAGAACAACTAGTAATTAAACAATGGTTCGATACGGCTGGCTGGTTAGCAGTGATATTTGTAATGACGACGTATCTAGAATGGATGATTGAGAATTGGGCAGTCTATTCGGAATGTTATTCTCACCGCAAAGATTAAGGGAGTCTACATGACTCTCTTCTTTTTTCTTTTTCGAAATCCAAAATTTTCCCAGTGGGATTTTTCTCAAAAACAAAATGAAAGGAGTGTATGAGTTATGGAGACAACTTATATTCTATTTGGATTAATGTTCTTATTGGGTGTGGTCGTGGGTGTACTTGCGACTAGGTATATTTGCAATCACCGCAAAGTGGACGGGTTTATTACTTTCTTCAATGCGGATAACATGGAGATGCCTATGTTAGAAATGAACTCCGACGACTTTAAGAGTAAGACTGTGATAGTTTTGCGTAAAAAGTCCGTACGGGAGTAACGCGATATTTACAACTCCTATAATGGAACATAAAAACCGAAAGGGGAAATAAAAATGAAAAAAGACAAAATTACAATGGAATTAGAGATGCAAATTCAAGAGCTTCTCGAACAAATCCCAAATTTACAAGGGGAAGAAAAGACTAGAGTAATCGAGGATCTACAGAAGTTAAATATGGTTCTTAACGAGCGTCTAGAGGGAAGAAAGATTAAACCTTGGGAGACGCCCGTGAGAGTCGTATTAGACGGTATTGCGATTGTCGTACCTTTAGTCTTGACTGCCGGCTTTGTAGCAGCAGGATTTGAGTTCGAGAAGACTGGAACTTTCACGTCTAAGACATTAGGATTTGTTATGAAGTTTTTAAAACTCAAATAAGTCAACAAGTTCGAAAGGTGAGGGAATTTACAATCCCTTTCCTTTTTATCTTTTAGCAATATTTACAACTTGTTTAATGGAAAAGATAGTTCAATGGTTTAGAATACCTGGATTGCGAAAGGCCAGGAGACGGGGACTCGAATCTCCCCTCTTTTTCTTTTTTGCAGGTTCGCAAGATTTGCAACCTATATAATGGAAGGGGGATACCTAGACGCGAAAATGGCCCTTCTACGATAGCAAGTTCGAGTCGCTTGTTATCACTTTTTGTTTTGTCTGATAAAAACTATAAAATGCGAAGGAGGAAAATCAGATGGAAAAACAACAAATGTTAAAAGTAGCGGGGTTAGTAACAACCGCTTTAGGTTTTGCAGTGACACTAGTGTCAGGTTGGATTGAGGAAAAACAACTAGATGCTACTGTTGCTGAGAAGGTAGCAGAGGCAGTAAAGAAAGCAATGGAAAACGGAGATAAGTAAAATGGAAACTACACACCAAACTAACTATGATATTTTTATCGAAAACTTCAGCAAGAAATTCGACGAGGAAGTTAAGCCGTTATATGGAAACGGACCTATCTATACTAACTTAGTAATGGAGGCGCTACACGCTTATATTTATGGCGAGTGGGATAAATTCATGAAACGTGTTAAGGAGGAGACTAAATATGGACTTTAGAAAATGGGAAGATAGCGAAGAAAGCATGGACAAGAAACTCTTAGAGTTTAAGAACTTATTTGAAAGTGAGTTAGTACCACTAGTAAATAAAACTAAAAAGATTAAAGCTGGTGTGGTATTAGACGCGTTCAAAGCATGGAATGAAGGCCGTTGGAACGAATTTATGGAACAAACTAAACAAACAATCAAAGGGGACGATATAAATGAATAACGAACAAAACTTAGGAAATATCTTAGAATCTTTATCAGTAAACGCAATCCAAACAAATAACAAGGTACAAAAACTTGTCGAGTGTGTAATTGCTCAACACAGAACTACTGGCAAATTAGTAGAATATACTAACCGCTATGAAAGAGTATTCAAAGCACACCGCAAAAATATTAAAATGTTAGCAGTCGCTACTCTTATTACTACAGGTATGGCTTATATCACAGCTAAGCGTGTAGACTATTTAGAAAATAAGATCGAGCGATTACAAAAAGAACTAAATGAAACTAAACGTCTAAAATAGGAGGAGACAACAATGGTTATTTATGAAGATATGTTACATGACGGTATTTGGCGCAATAGCAATCTATATTTAGAAGATGGCCGTCTGTACGCCAACCTAAGCGGTACTCGCTGGATTGTGTTAGCACGTAACGTAGAAAACTATACTATTCAATTCGGCATGGGTACTTTAATAGTCACTATGAAACCTATTGTTATGGACGGCGCACGTACATTGTTTCGTATAGTAGATAAGAAAGTTTCCATATCTATAATAGACCGTGAGGATGAGATTTATGATTTTTGGGAAAATTCTTATAAGGAGTATCTAAAATCTGAGGTTAATTATTTCAAATCTGAACGAAAAGTAGTAGAGAGACTTAACTCTCAAACTCACGGATATTAGGAGGATTTTTATGAAGTATATAGAATGTGTACGAGTATTAGATGATTACGTATTCGGTAAAATCGGACCTAACTGGTACTATATTTGTGACAAGGTGTATTATGTGGAAGTAGGCAATCAATATGTCGAGGTTAAATGCGACTCTTATGTAGTGCATCTGAAAAGTGTATTTACCATTCACACTAGAGAGACCGTTAGTGGAATCTCGGTTACTAGAAATGAATATACTAGACGTGGGGATTTCCGCAAGAAAGAATTCTATTTAGCAGATGATATCATTCGAATGAGTAAGGATAAAGTCAGTACAAATCCTGAATACTTTAGTAAAATGTTTGAGACTTTACACGACATGGATGTCAGAAAGGAGAACAGCATACTATGAAAATTGAACAAATCGTTAGTCGAACGAGTTATACACTAAAGAAACACGGCCCGCTTATCCTGTCAGTTTTAGGAGCGGCGGGTGTTATTCTTACAGCCAAACTAGCATCAGACGCTGGTAAGAAAATAGGCAAGTTGGAGGCTGAGATTCCTGAATTTGTAGAGTATGATTCATTCTACGAGGAACCACAGCGAGAAATCAACACGTTCGGTTTATATTTACCGACAATCGTATGTGGTGTGGCTACTATCGGGTGTATTCTAAGTAGTTCATTCTTATCTCAGAAGAGACAGTTATCTCTAGTTGCTGCGTACGCTGCTTTAGATGCAAAATATAAAGAAATTAAGAAAGGCTATCGCGAAAAGCATCCGGACGAGTATATGACTATTCGTAAGAAAGAATATAGTGAGTCTCTACAATTCATGAGCGAGAAAGATTACGACGAACTATTATATTACGATGAGTATTCCGATCGTTGGTTTAAACGTCGTCCGATTGAGATGCTGAATGCAATATATCAGTTCAATCGTATGTTTATCCTACGAGGATACGTAAACTTGAACGATTATTATGCGTTAGTCGGTTTGGACGGTACGGTAGAAGGGGCTACTATCGGATGGTCTGAATATAATGACGATGGGTACGCTTGGGTCGACGTGGTTCATACTTATATGGAGTTTGAAGACGACGACACTCCGGGATATTACCAAATTGAATTCCCGTTTGTCCCATCAGTAGAGTACTTAAGTTAATGTAAACAAAAATGCGAAGGAGAGTTACATATGGAAACTAAAGTAAACCTAATCGAGAACAGATTATTTGTACGACTCGACAACGAGTGGTATTTAATGAACAAACACAATAGAACGACAGATATATTTATCGGAGATATCGGATTTGAGGTACGACGTAAAGATGGAACCTCATACGGTTACACAGAAATTAAGAAGAAAGACGACTTATATTTCACGCTTACGGTTTATGACGATGATACATTCCCAGTAATGGTCAATAGTCGTATTACTTTTGACGATATTAAGAAGATGTCTGTTAAAAATCTTACGGATGATGCAGAAGGAATGTATATTTGGAACTGGCTAAATAGCAAGGGTATTCCCTGGGAGGTAAAATAATGGAATTAGAGATTACAGTATCAAAGAATAGACTATTCGTGTTACTAGACGATGGTTGGTATATTCTTAATAAAGTTAGTGATACTAAACGTATTAAGTTAGATGTTCATAGCGTAACAGTCTTCAAAAAAGACGGTCACGTTATCACTTATTTTGAAGATAGAGACTCCGATAAAAAAGAAATCAGATCTTGGTTAACTACTGAAGATGGTCGTGTTATTTCCGATAATATCACTATCAGCTACGATATGCTTAAACATGCATCTAAAACTATATTATCTAAAGATGAGGAAGGTGCTAGAATTTGTGGATTTTTAAATGGGGTTCATGAAGGTAAAGTGAACTACGTTGAAGTGAAAGGATATGACTGGAAATGATTAACGTTATCACGAATGCTGACAGAGCTTGGATTGCAAACGAGTGTGTGGTCTATGGTGGAGACCTATACGTACTGAAAGACGATATTTGGAGACTTATTCCTATTAAAGATTACGTAACCACTATCGCTATCCAATTCGATAAAGAAGAATGGTTATCTATCCATACTAGACAAGGCATACGATATAAAGTCTATAAATATATGGACTATGTACGAGTGGTTAAGCCAGGCGGAGAGTCTGAAGACCATTATTTCCGTACGTTATTTATGCCTTACCAAGACGTTAAAGAAATTTTAAACGAAAACAGTAGAAGACATGCTGTGAAGATTGACCATAAAGACTTTGTGTTACTTGACGGTAAACTGTATGTGTACATCAATCGTGAGTGGGTTTATATTCACTACCCATCAGACTTTGTTAAAGCTTACGTGAGTGAGAAAGATTTCCATTCGATTATTGTGGAGACTTCGTACGATTGTATGTATAATCTGGCGTTTGAGAAGGCTGGTATTAGATGGACTATCGCTGACAGACGTCCAGAAGTCACTCCAGTAGTCACTGGGTTCGACAAATATGGAAAACTGTTCGAACGAAGCCGTCGGGACGCTTTACTTCTAAAAGGACCCGGTAGAGCATTAGCATTTCTAAACACATATTCTGGTAGAGAGTTTGGTAGACAGGATATTTCTAAAGGGAGTGGTGAGAATGAATAGGTTAGAGACCCTTCTAGAGAAGACATATTTTACTGACAAGTTCGACATAAAACATATCAATGATGCGCCTTTAATCGGAAATGATTTTACTGTCACTCCTGTTGGACATACTATGTTCTTTAAAGTAAAAGGTACTGAGTGGCATGTACTACCGTTCGACCTTAATAATTTCTCGGGTATTGATACCAAGTTCACACTATATATGATGTGTAGAGGAGTCGTGATAGATATAACACATAGAGTCGATACTCTAATACACGAGATTATTTATCTGTCAATACCAGAAGTGTTCGCACTAGAGAAGGAGTGGTTAGAAGACCATATATCTATACGGTTGTTACTACAACAATTCAATAGTACTAGGAAAGGGGATGATTGAATGACTGTAAAGTTAATTAATCAAAAAATATTTGAAGGGAACACTAAAGTATTAGACGATATTGTACACGTTTGCATCGGAGGTAAGTGGTATAAAGTATTCGCTGGACACCGTATTCGAGATATTAAATATACCTACGAAGGTATGGAGTTTACGTCTGATTACCTTAACGAGTGCGACACATCTAGACGTTACGCTCAGGGGTTCATATTTGAGGGCTCTAAGAGTGCGTTCGTAATCAGTAGATATATACCTCCATTTAGAGAAGGTGGAATCCTAATCAAAGTAAATGACGTTTTAGACGGGGCTTATATAGATATTAGTCTTAACAAACTAAGTCAAACAAAATCTACACCAGAAGAACTAAACAGACAAATTGTATGGATTGAACCAAATTTTGAAGTTGTAAAGGAGAATAAAAATGAATCTAGTAACTAATATTAAACAATTCACAAAGAAACGCACACCAGAAATCTTAATCGCTACTGGTTTAGTGGGTATGGTAACGTCGGTGGTATTTGCAGTGAAAGCTGTGCCTAAAGCTGAGCGACTAATGGAGAAGGCTAAAGAAAATAAAGCAGAGACTTTAGAATTAGAGCCTGAGGATGTAAATCTGACAGTAGTTGAGAAAGTGAAAGCTGTTTGGACTGTATATGCACCATCAGCTATCGCATTCGGGTTATCTACAGCATGTATTATTGGAGCAAATAACGTAAGCCACAGACGAAGTGTTGCTATCGCGACTGCTTATACGTTATCGGAGACTGCCTTCAAAGAATATAAAGAAAAGGTAGTAGAGAAATTCGGTAAAAATAAAGAACAACAAGTTCGTGATGAAGTGGCTAAAGCACAAATCGAGAAAAATCCAGTTAGTAAATCTCAAGTTATTATTACTGGGAATGGTGACTCGTTATGCTATGACAGTGTGTCAGGACGATATTTCAAATCTAACATTGAAAAGATTAGAAGAATTGTCAATGATACAAATGCTAAGATGTTTAGCGAAAACTGGGTCAGTCTGAACGAGTTCTATATTGACTTAGGATTAGAAACTATCGCAATCGGTAATGATATGGGTTGGGCTATCGACAAAGGCGGTATGGATATTGAGTTTAGTTCTCATATTGCTGACGATGGTACACCATGTTTAGTGCTGGACTACACTGTATTACCTACTTATGGGGTATGGTAAGACGTAGCCTCGCAATATTTACAACTCGTTTAATGGAAGGTAAACAAAAACTAAAAATCTTAAGGAGGAACCTACCATGTCAAAATTAATCGAAACTAAGAAAGAAGTATTAGCAAACGGAGAAACGGTTTATGTAGCGAAACTTCGTAAACCAAATTGGAAAAAGATTGGTATTGTAACAGCAGTTGTAGCTGGAACAGGAGCGTTAGTAGCTCTAGTAGCCAAAGCAGCTAAAGGTGCAAACCAAACTGAATCTAATGAAGGATACGAATCAGACTACTCAAACGATTATTCAGATGATGATACTCAATCTTACAACGACGAAACTGAAGATGGAGAGTCTAACGACGATCAAGAGTAATTGAATAGCTTTAAAGAAGGAGGAATGCTTAACACGCATTTCTCTTTTTCTTTTGTTAAGAAAGGAGACTATATTATGAAAATCAAATTTAATGACAACACAAAACTTATGGTTGCAGCTCTAGCTTGGTGTGGAGGCACGTTCTTATTCTGGAAAGCGCAAAAGAAATCTATGGATAACTTAATCGAGGCAGCTAAGTACACTTCAATGTGGAGAGAGCAATTTGGTAACTTTGGAGAAAATGGAGGAAACGTGAATGGTACTAGAGTCGAACTCACACAAGACAAAGATGGAGAATAAAGCATTAATGGATAAACCTAAAACGAAAAAGATTGTAACGGGTCAAGCTAAACTTAAAAAGAAAGGGTTCTTTGATTTCTTTGTATCCGAGGATGCGTCTAGTGTGAAGTCATATTTACTATCAGACGTTCTCGTACCGAATATTAAGAGACTTATTCAAGAACTCGTGACGAGCGGTATTAATCAATTACTATACGGTAATGATTATAAACCTGCGAAGAGTTCTAACAACACATCTCGTGTGTCATATAATAGTTTCTCAAATTCACCAGCGACTCAACCAAGTCGTAAACGAGGGAATGATATTATCGAGATTGAAGTAGATACTTACACAGACTCTCAGAACGTTATTTATCAACTTCAAGGTTTAATTGACCAATATCAACAAGCGACTATTGCTGATTTATATGACTTAGTCGGTATTGACGGAGACTTTACAGATAATAATTACGGTTGGAAAGACTTAACTCGTGTATCTGTGATACCGTACGGACGGAAATTCATTATCAGAATGCCAAGGTTTATTGCTTTATAGGAGGATATTTATGGAAATGGTAAATCACCCGGAGCATTATAACCCGGGAGCATTAGAGACGATTAATGTAATTGAGGAATACACAAAGGATCTAAAGGGAATCGAGGCCTTCGACACTGCGAATATCATTAAGTACGCATGTCGATGGAACCGAAAAAATGGCGTAGAGGACTTACGTAAACTAGTCTGGTACGCTAATCATTTAATCAATCATATTGAAACTAAAGGAGAAATGTAAAATGAGTTTTAAAGAGAAATTTGTAGCAGCAGCAAATACTGCATTGCTAAAAGGTAAAAAACACAGTCCTAAAATGTTATTAGTAGCTGGGACTGTTGGTTTTGTAGCTACTGTCGTGGCTGGATGTAAAGCTACTACTAAATTAGAAGACGTTTTGGCTAAACCAAAAGAACAAATTGAAAAAATCCATGAAATTATGGATAGCGAAGAGTTGCAAAAACAATACGGATACACTCAACAAGACAAAGTGCAAGATTTAACTAAGATTTATATTAAGACTGGTTGGGACTTAACTAAATTGTATGCTCCTACGATTATTTTAGGAACAGCATCGTTGTTATGTTTCTTCGGTTCACACAATATTCTGTCTAAACGTAACGCTGGATTAGCTGCAGCATACGCTACTATTGATAAAGGATTTAAAGAATATCGTGGTCGTGTGGTAGACAAATTCGGACGTGAAGTAGACCGTGAGTTATTGACTGGTGTTAAAGTAGAGAAAGCTACTAAGAAGAAAAAGAGCGATGAAGCTGTAGAAGAACAAACTGCTGAACAACCATCTAAGTTATACGCAAGCAGTTACGCTCGTTATTTCGATGAGTCTTGTGCTGATTGGAAATCTAATCCAGAATATAACTTAATGTTCTTACGTATGCAAGAGCAACATGCGAATGATTTACTTCGTGCGAAACGTCACCTATTCTTAAATGAAGTATACGACATGTTAGGTATTCCACGTACAGCAGCAGGGCAACAAGTAGGTTGGATTTATGATGAAGGTCAACCATTAGGAGACAACTTCGTTGATTTCGGTATTTACGATGATGCGAATGAGAAAGCTAGAGACTTCGTGAACGGATACGAACCTAGAATCTTATTAGACTTCAACGTAGACGGAGTAATCCTAGACTATATTTGAATGGTAGACATCAATGCGCCTACAAATTACGAAATCCCTTGGCTGTAAAAAGCTGAGGGAAATTTTCCTAGGGGGTTAATTTATGAAAAACAATTTAAAAAATATGCTGAAGGACCCAGGTTTCATGCTAATCGCTTTAGGGTTCATGATGGCTATGGTGGGATATATTTACTCGGACAAAGCTGTTAGTGCGAATACTAATCAAACGACAGGCTATATTGTAGTCCGTACGAACGAACCTGAAACCACAACGAGAACTGAGGTGAAGGATATTAGTAATGCAGACCTTATTACAATGGATGATGCGGTTTTAATTGCTAAATTGGTTCTAGCTGAAGCTGAGGGAGAGCCTGAGATGGGAAAACGACTAGTTATTGATACGGTATTAAACCGATTAGACTCTAGCGACTTCCCTAATACAGTATATGATGTTGTTTATCAACCATATCACTATGACCCTGCATGGGATGGGCGCATTGACCTATTTTCAGAACTAGACGACACATTTAAATTAGTAGTGGACGAAATCCAACATCGTACGAATTCAGAAGTTCTATATTTCAGAACAGATAATTATCACGATTTTGGAACACCTATTGAGCAGGTGGGTAATCACTACTTCTCAACAAAATAACAAAGGAGACTATTTACATGAAAACTGAATTAAAACTAATTTCAGCATTTCTAGTTGGGGTCGCAACTGGTGCTGGAGCTATGTATATCTACAAAAAGAAACACCCTGAGACTATCACTGTTACGGAATACATTCCAGTAACAATGAAGAAAGTAGAAGCTCAAGGAACCGTAATCGAAAACGCAACGAAAGAAGCTAGAGAAATTATCGAAAAAGCTACAAACGAAATTAAAGATATCAATGAGAATGTAGTTAAGATGACAAACTACAAGAAATATAGCGATATTTCAAAAGGTTACAAAGTAACTGAGGAAGGATTAAAAGAATTGAAAAATCATTTCGAAGAAGGTAACCATATTGTAGATAAAGAGTCAGAAGAAGCCGAGGAGACTGAGGAAGAGGAAGATGAGAATATCGAGATTGTATCAAATGACGGTTTCGTACTAGATTCAAACGACTTCGATTACTATGGAGTGACTCGTTTCACAGATGATGTATATATGGACGAGTATTCTGAGGTTCTTGAGAACATTGATGATCATATTGGTAAGAAAGCACACGAGATGCTGAAGGATGGTAAGACAGAATTCACTGTTAAAAACTATCTGAAAGGCAATCTGTACGAGATTACACAAGAAGATCAAACTTACGAAGAGTTCTTAGAAATGACTAAGGCTATTAGAGACGAAGATTAATTAAGTATATATTTAGAACAGAATGGAGGTGGTATACATTGATTAATCCGGATCACAGAGCATATCTTCTATGGTTGAAGAATCATATTAAAGACGATAACCATTTAAAGTATAATAAATTATTGAATCGCTTATTCCTATGGCAGTACGACTCTACGCTACCAATGGATGAAAATCGAGCAGCTGACGGAGTGGACATGCGATATCGCTACGGTTATGAACGTAAAATTAGTGACCATGAGATTGCTAACTATATTGATGTGATGCAATGTACCATGCTCGAGATGATGGTAGCGCTAGTTCTACGATGTGAACGAGAGATTATGTATAGTCAAGAATATGGAGACCGTAGTGCGTTGTTATTTTGGAGTATGATTGATAACTTAGGACTAATCGACATGGACGATTTCGCCTATGACCAAGATTACGTAGACACGGTTATTCGTAATTTCCTAAATGGTGATTATCAGCCAGACGGTAAAGGTAGCTTATTTAGAGTACGTAATACTCACGGACGAGACTTAAGAAATGAAGAGCTATGGGTACAAGCGAATTGGTACTTAGACGAATTCATGTAAACATAAAAGAAAGGAGGTAGCGAAATGTAATGTTTGATTTCTTAAAGATTTCAACTAAATCGATTAAAAAGGACGTAGTCGAAATATATCCTAAGTTCATTGTCGGTAGAACTCAAGATTTACTTATTCGAGGTGGAGACTTCTACGCAGCTTGGATTGAATCGAAAGGACTCTGGTCAACAGACGAATGGGATGTTATTCAAGCTATCGATGCTGAACTTAAGCGATATTATGAAGATTACAAAAATAGAGTGGAAGGCGACGTTCGAGTTAAATACTTATGGGATAGTTCATCTGGTATGATTGATGTTTGGCATAAATATTGTCAGAAACAGATGCGCGACACTTATAAAGTACTTGACGAGAATATCGTCTTCGCAAATACAGAAGTCACTAAGAGCGATTACGCAAGTAAGAAACTCCCTTATGCATTAGAGAAAGGGTCTTATGATGCGTACGACAAGATTATCTCAACCTTATATTCCGAGGGTGAGAGACATAAGATAGAATGGGCTATCGGTTCAATCGTCACTGGTGATTCTAAGAAATTACAAAAATTCATGGTTCTGTATGGTTCGCATGGTACAGGGAAATCTACAATCATCAACATTATCCAACAGTTATTTACTGGGTATACGACGATGTTCAATGCTAAAGACTTGGGTACGGCTAATAACCAGTTCTCTCTAGAGCCGTTCAAAAATAACCCAATGGTAGCTATTCAACACGACGGTGACTTATCTCGTATTGAGGATAACACAAGATTGAACAGTTTGATTTCTCACGAAGCTATGCCAGTCAATGAGAAGCATAAATCTATTTATCAGAGTGCCTTCAAGTCATTCCTTATTATGGGTACGAACAAACCTGTAAAAATTACTGACTCACGTTCAGGTATTATCAGACGACTTATTGATGTGTCGCCAACTGGTAGACTGTTAGCACGTAAGGATTATCGAGAGTTAATGGACCGTGTCAAATTTGAATTAGGAGCAATTGCCTATCACTGTATGGAAGTATATTTAGAAGATCCTGAAGCATACGATGATTATATTCCAATCACGATGTTGGACGCAACAAACGACTTCTATAACTTCATGAGCGAATGTTATTTACAATTCAAGAAAGACGATGGTATTTCATTGAAAACTGCTTGGGAGTTATACAAGAACTTCAACGATGAGGCGAATGTTCCATATCCTTGCACTCAACGTGTGTTTAAGGAAGAGTTGAAAAACTACTTCAAAGAATATCAAGAACGATATACGCTACCTGACGGAACTCGTGCACGCTCATATTTCAAAGGTTTCATCACAGACCGTTTCGAAGAGTGGCGCAAGACTGAAAAAGTTAAAATTGAGAAGGGTGATATTCCGACAATCAAATTCGAGAAGACTGAGTCATTGTTCGACAAGACATATTCTGACAGTTTGGCTCAGTACGCTACGAACGACGGAACACCTACGAAAAAATGGAGTAATGTTAAGGAGACATTATCATCATTAGATACATCTAAACTACACTATGTTAAGGTTCCAGAGAATCATATTGTGATTGACTTCGATTTGAAAGACGAATCGGGTAACAAATCTCTAGAACTTAATACGGCTGCTGCTAGTAAGTGGCCTAAAACATATTCCGAAGTAAGTCGTAGTGGCAATGGTGTGCACCTACACTATATTTACGACGGAGACGTAAATACATTAAGTAGAATCTATGATGATAATATCGAAGTAAAGGTATACACAGGTAATAGCTCATTGCGTAGACAGTTAACTCTCTGTACGACAGATGAGATAGCTCATATTGCTGAGGGTATATTACCGCTTAAGGGAGCTGATAAAATGATAAACTTTGAAGGTTTTAAGAACGAAGCTGCTCTTAGAACACTTATTAAACGAAATCTTAACAAGGAGATACACAATGCCACAGCGCCGAGTGTGAACTTCATATTTAAGATTTTAGAAGATGCATATGAGAGTGGTATGAAATACGATGTTTCAGACATGAGACAATCGATCATCGCTTTCGCAGCTAACAGCACGAACCAATCGGACGTATGTTTGAAATTAGTAGGAGGTATGAAATTCCATTCTGAGGAACCTTCTATTAATGATGAAGATTATATTGTTAGCGACGAATTAGCATTCTATGACATCGAGGTATTTCCAAACTTATTCTTAGTAAACTGGAAGTTCCAAGGTGACGACAAGAAAATGGTTCGTATGATTAACCCAAGTCCTTACGAGATTGAGAAACTAGTCAAACTTAAATTGATTGGTTTTAACTGTAGACGATACGACAATCATATTCTGTACGGACGACTATTAGGTTATGACAATGCACAACTATATAATCTGTCACAACGAATTGTCAACGGAGATAAAGATGCTATGTTCCGTGAGGCATACAACATTTCCTATACGGATATTTACGACTTTGCATCAGCAGCAAACAAGATGAGCTTGAAACTACTACAGGTAAAAATGGGTATCCACCACCAAGAGTTAGGCTTACCATGGGACAAACCAGTTCCAGAGAATATGTGGCCTAAGGTATCTGAGTACTGCGATAACGACGTTATTTCTACTGAGAAAGCGTTCGAGTTTCTTAAAGCTGACTGGGTTGCGAGAGAAATCTTAGCATCACTTACTGGTATGACTGTAAACGATACGACTAACACATTAACCACGAAACTAATCTTCAAGGATAACCGTACGCCACAAAGTTCATTTAAATATAGAAACTTAGCGGACCCAGTATTCGAGTTATCCGAGGACGAATTAGAATTCTTAAATAAAGTAGCTCCTGGCATGATGGCTCAAAAGCACGGAGAAGCACAAAGCTTACTTCCATATTTCCCAGGATACAAGAAAGAGTGGGGTAAATCCACATATCGTGGCATTGAAGTTGGTGAAGGTGGTTATGTATATCACAAACCTGGAATGTATTCGAATGTAGCGTTATTAGACGTAGCATCGATGCATCCACACAGTCTTATTACTGAAATTCTGCTAGGTATTAAGTATACTACGGTATATTATCAACTAGTAGAAGCCCGTGTATCAATTAAGCACGAAGACTGGGCAGCTCTAGAGACGATTCTAGAGGGTAAATTGATGCCTTATGTAGCCAAGGTACAAGCAGGCGAACTAAGCTCTAAAGACCTCTCTACGGCGCTTAAAACGGCAATTAACAGCGTTTACGGCTTAACATGTACGGCATACGAGAACGCATTCCGTGATAAACGTAATCACGACAATATCGTAGCTAAACGTGGAGCCTTATTCATGGTAGACTTGCTTAAAGAGTGTGAGGCTCGCGGTATGAACGTAATTCATATTAAGACAGACTCCATCAAGATTGCTGATGCTACACAAGAACAAATCGACTTCATTTCTGAATTCGGTAGTCGCTACGGATATACTTTCGAGCACGAGGATACTTACGATAGATTATGCTTAGTGAACAAATCAACTTATATTGCTAAGTACATGACTCCGCATAAAGATAAGAAGACTGGAGAAGAAATCTGGTGGACCGCGACTGGTAAACAGTTCCAAGTACCATATGTATTCAAGACTTTATTTACTGGTCAACCTATCACATTCGATGATTTATGTGAAGCAAAACAAGTTCGTACGACAATGTATTTAGATATGAACGAGAAATTAAGAGACGATACTGATTTAGTTAAGGAATTAGCTAAACTTCGTCGTCAATTAGACAAGGGCCAAATCACTCAAGAATTCTATGATGCGGAGAAAGCTAGATTAGAAATGGAGATTGAAACTTGTCACGACCGAGTATTTATCGGGAAAGTGGGACAATTCTGTCCTATGGTGAGCGGAGTTGGCGCAGGTATATTGCTAGCTGAGCGAAACGGTAAGTACGATGCTGTAAACGGCACTAAAGGATATCGCTGGATGGAATCTGAAATGGTGACTGAGTTAGGTTTAGAAGACCGAATCGATAAGTCATATTTCATCAACTTAGCGAATGAGGCTATGGACGCCATCTCGGAATATGGAGATTTTGAGTGGTTCCGCTCGAACGACCCATATCCAAGAGAAACAAACTATGAAGAAGTAATGCTTGGGACAAACCCATTCTAATATAAAGGAGAGAATTAAAAATGGCAAAAAGTAATATTGTAATGGAAAACGCACGTTTAATCTTTAGAAACTTTGAAGGACGTGAAGAAAAATATAATCGTAAAGGAGACCGTAACTTCGGATTGATTATTGAAGATCCTGAAGTAGCTCAACAGTTAGCAGAAGATGGTTGGAACATCAAAGAATTAACTCCAAAAAATAATGACGATTACGATGACACTCCTGAGGTTATTTATTGGTTACCAGTAACTGTACGTTTTGATAATGTACCACCTAAAGTGATGTTGGTAACTCGTCGTAAAAAGACTAGATTAAATGAAGATAATATTAATACAATCGATTATGCAAATATCGCAAAAGTGGATTTGACAGTCACTCCGTACGACTGGGAAGTAAACGGTAAGTCTGGTACTAAAGCATATCTTCAAACTATGTATGTGACTATCAACGAAGACGAATTCGCAGACAAATATGCAGACCTTGAAGAAGCCTAAAATAAAAACCCCATGGGAAAAAATCTCGTGGGGTAATTTTCTGGAAAGGAGGTAGTCATGACTAGAGGAGTATCGTTATTTGAACATCAAGAAGAAGCTGTAGCGAAAATGAAGAATGGATGTATATTGTGCGGCGGAGTTGGTAGTGGAAAATCACGAACGGCTCTAGCGTACTACTTCACCCAGCAAGGTGGCAAATTAAGTAAAGACGAGTATATCCCAATGGGAGACCCTCCTAAAGACTTATATATCATCACCACGGCGAAAAAAAGGGACTCGTTAGAGTGGGAAGACGAACTGGGCGTATTTCTTATGACTAGAAACAAAGAGCTCAGTATGTACGACCACAATATTGTAGTAGACTCATGGAATAATATCGGAAAGTACAAAGATGTAAGTAATGCTTTCTTCATATTCGACGAGCAGAGAATTGTCGGAGGAGGAGCATGGGTTAAAGCCTTCCTTAAGATTTCTAAATCAAACCATTGGATATTACTGAGTGCTACACCAGGAGACAACTGGTCTGATTATATTCCAGTGTTCGTGGCTAACGGGTTCTTTAAAAATCGCTCAGAATTTCAGCGAGAACACATCATATACAAACGTTTCAGTAAATTCCCACAGATTGATAGATATATTGGCACGAAGCGCTTAGAACGCATGAGAGAGCGAATTCTCGTAGATATGCCGTTCGAACGTGAGACAGTAGCTCATCATGAAATTATAATGGTCGAACATGACCGTATATTGTACAAGGATTTACAGAAAAACCGTTGGAACGTATATGAGAACAAACCAATCGTCAATGTGGCTGAGCTTTGTTATTTATTGCGTAAGCTAGTCAATTCGGACGAGAGTAGACAAATAGAGTTATTAAAAATAGTAGAAAAAAATCCTAGGGTGATTGTCTTCTATAACTTTGACTATGAGTTAGAGATACTGAAGAGTCTATATTACGGTCCTGATGTAACTGTAGCAGAGTGGAACGGACACAAACACCAAGATGTGCCTAAGACAGAAAAATGGGTATATCTAGTTCAGTACACCGCAGGAGCAGAAGGTTGGAATTGCACGACGACAGATACAATGGTATTCTTCTCGCAGACATATTCCTACAAAATCCTTCATCAGTCAACTGGACGGATAGACCGTATGAACACGCCATTTAAGGATCTATATTACTATCACTTTAAGTCTAGAGCTACAATTGATTTAGCAATAGCTCGTGTACTTAAGGACAAGAAAAAATTTAATGAAAGGTCATTCTACAATAAACTATACAAAGAGTGAGGTGGACAACATGGTTGTAATCTTATTATTACTAATCATTATCATTATATTGCGTAAAAAATAAAGGGGGG